AGTTCTGTATTCCAATCTCTTGCAAAATTAACACCGTCTCTCTTATCATCATTTAGAGGAACAAACGCACAATTAATTGCTATGGCTGCAAACGCAAAGCGTCTCGGTGTTGAAATGGGTGATATAATTCAATCTAGTATGAGTTTACTTGATGTAGAAGATGCTATTACGAAGGCGTTTGAAGCGCAAGTTGTTACTGGCAAAAATATAGATATTGATAGATTGATGTTCTTACAATTGACTGGAGATTACGGTCAAGTGTTACAAGAGCAAGAAAAAATATTAAAAAATGCAGACTATCTAAATAATAGAAGTCCTGTATTCCAAGAAATGATTGCTGGTTCAATTGGATTAACAACAGATCAAGCTTCTCAAATTGCTCTACGATCATTGTTATCTGATAGACTTGGATTGGATGAAGCAAAGATGCGTGAAATGCAAAAACGAGGTGAGGAAGTACAAAACGTATTTGATGCCGCATTAAAAGAAGGAAAAATATCAGAATTAGAGTTCGAGCAATTAAGCGAAATGTCAGGAAAATACGATGCACTGACTATTCAAGAAAAGTTTAGCCGTGCGTTGGATAATTTAGCATTAAATATATCTTCATATTTTCCAAAATTAACAGATGGTGTTCGTTATCTTGCAGATACACTTGAATCACTTGTCAAGGCTATTGGCGGGTTTGGTATGGGAGAGACTGGCAAGATGGTAATGGGCGGTCTTGGCGGACTTGCGGTTGCAGGTCTTGGGCTTGCACTTGGTGGAAAAATGTTTAAATTTGCAAGAGCTTTAATGCCGGGTGCTGCGTTAGCCACAGGTGCTGCTGGATCGGCTGCTGGTGGCTCCGTGCTTGGTACTGCAGGTGCTGGGGCAGCTGGGACTGGGTTATTTTCTAGAGCATATGGTGCCTCCATTGCTCAATATAATACAATGGGTAGATTGACATCGGCTGGATATAGGGCTGGTGGGTTGGGTGGTGGTATGGCTGGTATGATGCGGGCAGCAAGAATTGGATTAAAACCAGCACTTAAAACAGGATTAATTGGTGCTGGTCTTGATTTTGGCTTAGGACTTGCATCTGGGCAATCTTTATCAAGAGCAGCAGGTGGAGCCGGATTTGCTTTAGCAGGTGGTGTAATCGGTGGTCTTGCTGGTGGACCAATTGGCGGTTTAATTGGAAGTACACTTGGAGGTTTGATTGGCGATCAATTTTTTGCTAATGAGGACAATGCGCAAGCTCGAATGGCTGATATGCAACAAGGAAATGCACAGATGCGCGATGCACTCGCTAGATTAAATGCACAGCAAGCAGTCTCACAAAACCCAGCAACAACTATAGAATCAAAAATTGATACAACAAATAATTTATTACGAGAATTAATTTCAAAACCAACAAATGTTACGGTTGAATTAGATGGTGAAAAGGTTGGAAAGGCTACCATGAATTATGCATCTGAAGCAATGGATAGAGGCAGAACTATTGGTAATACGTATGGACAGAATCGAGATACTACTGCAATTAGACCAAGATAATTTTTTTAGAGAAAGAATATGCCACTTATAGATTTTAAATCAAACTTGTCTAATTTTAGAAAGGTAATAAAGCCAAAGCCAGAAGCCGGGGCAACTACCCCCGCTGTTCCGTTTGGTGATTATGTACCAATCAGCAATAATTTAAATGATTATGCCGATGATAGATACCAGTTCTCAACTAAAAAGCTAGAGTCATTTGAACGAAAAAAAGTAAATGAAGGATATGAACCAGATTCTATCTTAAAGAATAATTCTGTATTTGACAATATAAATGATGAAACAAAAGATTTAAAAAATTCAAGAGTAGTAGATTATACACAAGAACCAAATAAACAATTTGGTAGTACACGTAATAATGAAGAAAGTCCTGTACGAATAAATGATTTTTCAAATAAGCAAGATAAAGAACAACAGGCAAAAACTGTACAAAAAGTAAGTCAAGATGATAAAATAGTTGATCTTACTTCAAAATATGAATTAAGAAATAAAATAAACGTTAGTGATCCTAAACGGTTGGAAACAATTTCTTCAAAATATGACATTGACGGTGCACCATCTAAATTTATTAATGGTGGGTTATATGAAACAGAAAAGTTATCTAAGTATGGGTTCCTTGCAGGAAATAAACCAGAGGTTGATGCATTTTCAAATACATTTAGCTCTGGGTTTAAAATTAAAAATGGTGCAAACTTTACTGGGAATGCCTTTCAATATGCATGGTCTGGTGGGAAAGATTCTGCTCCTAATGTAGATTTTTTTTCAAATGAGTACGTATTTGGCGGATTTAAAAAGTTTCAAAAATTAAATCAAACTAATTTTAAATTAGATAAATTACCATCTCCGGGTGCAGTTGATTATTTCCCAAATACATACAGTAAAAACTTTACACAGAAACAAAAAGAAACTGCGTTTACATCTACTGCATTAAACTATATACGTTTAACTGCTGTAGATGCGTTTGACAATAGATATAATAAAAATTTTATAATAAATGCAAAACAATATCAAACTGGGTTTACTCCTCTTGCATTAAATTTTGGAATATCTAAATTATCAACAACAAATTATTTTGATTTAAACAAAAACTTTACTATAAGTGGATTTACTAGAAATCAACAACTATTGCAAACTGACTTTAATAAAAGCGCATTGGATTGGGGATTGAAGGGAACTACACCAGCAACGGATTTCTTTGATATAGGAAAAGCATTTACTAACGGTGGTTTTATTATTAAACAACAACCATTAGTAACTGACTTTACAGCAGCAGCACTTGACTGGGGATTGAATGGTAAAAACCCATCAACTAATTTCTTTGATATATCAAAAACATTTACAATAAGTGGATTTAGAATCAGACAACGTCTGTTACAAACAGACTTTAATCCAATTGCATTGGATTGGGGGTTAAAAGGTAAATACCCAACAACAGACTTTTTTGATTTATCGAACACATTTACAAATACTGGATTTACATTTAAACAGCCGTTGTTACAAACAGACTTTAATGCAGCAGCACTTGACTGGGGATTAAAGGGACTGTACCCAACAACTGATTTCTTTGATATATCAAAAACATTTACAAATACTGGATTTACTTTTAGACAACCTCTGTTACAAACAGATTTTAATGCGTCTGCGTTAGATTGGGGATTGAAGGGGCTGAACCCAACAACTGATTTCTTTGATATAGGAAAAACATTTACAATATCAGGGTTCACGTTTAGACAACCGTTATTGCAAACTGATTTTAATGCATCTGCTTTAGACTGGGGATTGAAGGGAACAAATCCTGCTACTGATTTCTTTGATATAGCAAAAACATTTACAAATACTGGATTTACTATAAATCAACAGTTATTGGTCACAGATTTCAACGCATCTGCATTAGACTGGGGACTAAAAGGCACAACACCAAATGTAAATTTCTTTGATACATTGCGGCAATTTACTATAGCAGGGTTTATATCAAGACAACAACCACTTGTCACAGATTTTAATGCAACCGCATTAGACTGGGGACTAAAAGGCACAACACCAAATGTAAATTTCTTTGATACATTACGCCAATTTACTATAGCAGGGTTTATATCAAGACAGCAACCACTTGTCACAGATTTTAATGCAACCGCATTAGACTGGGGATTGCAGGGAACAAATCCCGCTACTGATTTCTTTGATGTAACAAAACAATACACAACCTCTGGATTTGTTATACGTCAACCATTGCTAACAACTGATTTTACAGCAGCCGCATTAGACTGGGGATTGCAGGGAACAAATCCCGCTACTGATTTCTTTGATGTAACTAGGCAATACACTGTTTCTGGATTTGTAATACGTCAACCATTGTTAACATCTGACTTTACAGCAGCTGCATTAGATTGGGGACTACAGGGAACAAATCCAGTTACTGACTTTTTTGATATAAGAAAACAATATACAATTGGTGGGTTTGTTGCTAGACAGCCATTGTTGACAACGGATTTCAACGCAAACGCCTTAGATTGGGGATTGCAAGGAACAAATCCAGCAACAAACTTTTTTGATGTAACTAGACAATATACCGTTAGTGGATTTGTTATAAATCAGCCGTTATTTACAACCGATTTTACAGCACAAGCGTTAGACTGGGGTCTTCAGGGCACTAACCCAGTAACAGATTTTTTTGATATAAATAAACAATATACTATAAGTGGGTTTGTTGCAAGACAATCTTTACTTCAAACAGACTTTAATGCGTCTGCATTAGACTGGGGATTACAGGGTACTAACCCAGCCACTAACTTTTTTGATATTACGAGGCAATACACAGCAGCGGGATTTGTCATACGTCAACCACTAAGAACAACAGATTATACAACAAGAGCATTAGATTATAGTTTATTTAATATTCCACCACTTGAAAATGGACAACCGTCTGCTGTAATCACTACGCTTAATAACAAGCAGTATGGTGAAGTAAATTTCTTTGATCTTGGTAATATCAATACAACTCAGGGGTTCCATGTATTAGCTAGACCGCTTGAACCAACTAAATATAAAACTAATTCAACGAGATTTTTTGTTGTACCTGCATCAGATTTTGAAATACCTAGAATTGGATCTCCAAATTATAGAATAGATGCACAGCTTGTAAAATCTCCTATATTTTCAAATTTAGGATTTATAAAACAAAATAATAACACATATGTAGAATTAATACGTTCTAGAAATTATGGATCATTTTTGGGCGATGTATCAGATACACAAGGAAGCCCAACGTTGCTTGATATTCAATATGAAAAATATCATTTAAAGGATGAATCATATAATGCAGCATCTGGTATTATACCAAGTGCACTTGATCTGGTTAAGCAGTTTACAGATTCACAGCAAGTGGATGCTGTAACTAATTTATTGGGTGACAGTAACTATAATATATTTGATAGTAGACAGCCTTATATTATTAGAGGAATACAACAAAAAGGATCGGTTGAAAATGAACGATGGGGGTTTGGGATTAATCTAGATGAAGGATTAATTCGTGGTGGAGCTGTTACAGCTGCAGAACGATCACTGTATGACGCATTACGGATTACAAAGTTTGCGTTAAGTCCTCGTGGATTATTATTTACTGTAAAACAATTAGGACTGCAGTTATCAAACCCTAATGTAGAAGGCAGTTTAAGACTTGATAGATTGATATCAGGTACAAGCACTAAAAATTACTCATTTAAATCATTAATAACTTCACCATTACTTAACGCATTTGGCTACCACCCAGTTCGATCAGGCACGGCTAACAAGTACGGTGATGTTATAAAAAGTAAATCTGCGGATTTTGATTCAGACCCAATAGGTTCAAACCGAAATGCAGAAATTGCGGAAGAGTTTAATTTATTAACAAGTGATGAAATTGAGCCAGGATTATCCGGCGGTTCATTCACGAAAACTGGGGGGATAAATAATGTAGTCAGCGGAATTACAGGACCTGGTTCTTTATATGGAATTGGTTACACTATTATGACTAGAAATAGTACCTCTTACCCAGAAGGTACTTTTATACGATATAATACAACATATCAATATAGCTCGCCATTATCAAATAGTTCAACTAAATCAAAAGATTTGTATATCGGACAACGTGAATACCCCGATAACACTCGAACTATTTCACAGTTAAAAAATATATATTTAGCATTCCAAGGGCAATTAAATCATAATTTACTGTTTAAAGGTGAGGTTGGTGATGCAACCCCGCTTGGTCCTGGAAAGAAAAAATTCTTTGATAAACATTTATTAAATTTTGGATTGGATGGCGATAATGACGCAACAAAATATATAGACACGCTATCTAGTACAATTCCTGGAATAAGACCATCGGATTATGATTTATACTCACCACATACACTAAGAAATCCGCTTCCGTATTCCAAAGGAGGTGATAAAGATTCTTTATCAAACGGTGCGTGGGTAAAAGATCCTAATATTAATCGCCCTTTTATATCAGAATTAGAAAAGTATGGAATAATTTCAAAACGCCAAAAGGGTTATTATGCTCCCTTTGAAATAACACTTGGAAAAAATGCAACTCCTGATAAATCTAGTTTATTACTCTATGGAGATTCTTCTGTTATTGCTGAATCGTCTGTTGCTCAAATTGGACCAATGAGCCCAGATGGGATAAACGCGTTAACACAAGACAAGGATTATAAATTATCGGCATTATTTTACATACTTACTAATTATGCCAATGATTATCCATCAATAAGCGATATAACTGGTTTAAATCTTTCACCTGATCAAAGTTATGATCAAGACGATAACATAGACATAAACTTTTATTTAAAAAATTTATTAAACCCATTTAATAAATTTATTATAGATAAACAAACAGCATCGGATGTTTCATCGGATGGCTTTGTAAATATAAATAAAAGAGCAACACAGGTTGCAAGTACAAATGCTAGTATGTTTAAACACAGTGCCATAAAAGAATATGCGGTTATGAAATATACCGATATTCTTGGAGACGGGATTGATTCAAACAGGTCAAATGTAAAAGTAACATCAATTCAAACTACACAATCACAACCACAAGTTATAGGTAAGGTTGGTGGAGTTTTTATAACCGATCAGATGGCAGGCACCCCAGGTAAAAAAATATCAAAAAATGTTTTAGCCGATAAGCCATTGAACAATTCTCGATTCCATGATTTTAGATATAAAGTACAACCATTAATAGAAGGAACTCCTGGAAATTATTATCCATCCGCAAAAGCAGGAAGAATAAACTTTATATCCAACCCGGAAATATTAAAATATAGATCTAATAATCTTGAAGATGCTGCTGGATTTGGACAACACGGCATGCCTGGGGTTGACCGTACCAACCCAGTATTATCATTCCTATGTGGTAGAGTTTCAAATGGATATAGAGATTTACGTGGCGATCAATATGGTGGTATACATAAGTTTAGAGGTGATCGTGTAAATCTAGTAGATTTTAGACACGATAAATCAACAACAGATATAAATCGCATTTATGAGCTAGGTGATAATTCTCGTATACCAGGCCAAAAAGATCTAATTGAATTTTATGTTACTGGAATGAATGCAAAAGATAGGGTTATTGTATTTAGAGCTACACTTGGAGAAGTTCAAGATAATTTTAGCCCATCATGGGAAACTGTTAAATATTTAAATAGAGCTGATCCAGTTTACTTATATCGCGGATTTGAACGGGAAGTTTCAGTAAACTTCACAGTTGGTATAACATCACGTGATGAATTGAGAACACGCTGGCGTTCGCTAAATGCACTTGCCGGGTTTACTGCCCCTGAATATATTAATAGTAATGACCCAACGTTTGATGGTAGAATGAAAGCGCCTTTAATGAAAATAACACTTGGGCACTTATTTAGATCTACACCGTGTATTATAACTGGATTAACTTATTCTTTTGATAATTCGCAAGTTGTATGGGAAACTGCTAAATTAACACGATGGGTAAATGGCAAGGAAATAGTTGAAACAATAACAACGGATGATCTGGACGATCCGGCATGTTGTGTGGCATTGCAATTACCAAAAATGATAAATGTATCAATGACATTAAAAATTATAGGCAACTATAGACCACAGTCAAACGGTGGCAGTACTGGTTATCCTGACATGGGTATATTTTATAATCTATATGCAAGTGATGATAGCAGAAGTGATGGATTGCTTCCACGTAAAGGTGGTATTTATGTAAACTACATGAACCGAGAATGTACGGTTATTGTTGATAAAAAAGAAATACAAGACCAACCGCCGAAAACTACACCAACTCCACCGTTGGTTCCATCGAATCAGCCAGGTAAAGAAAAATTAAAGATCCAAGATATAGCTGCTAAAGATCCACCGAAAACGCCAGTAGCTGTTACGGGGTCAATTCCTGCACCACCGCCTGTTACTGGATCAGCAACACCACAGGTAGAAAAGTTGAAAATCAGTGAACTTGGCGAAAAAGATAAAAAGCAAAAAACACTTACAAAGACAAAATCCGGGGCAACAAATACTGCGCAACCAACTCGTGGAAAAACTGGTTCGGTTGGCACTACAAATGCAAAAGATGTTGATGCAACGTCTAATCCTTCAACAGCTCAAACTGGAGGACCAATTCAACAGACACGCGAAGCAACTATTGCTAGAATGAGACAACTTAGACCTTAACAACATGAGGAATTATTAAATGGGAAATAGATACAGATCGGTAAAAACAAAAACTGCAATTGAAACAAGCGGAAGAAAATCCAAATCTAAAGAGATATTGAATACACAAATTATACCGCAAGTTTCAACAACATCTGGCGATGTATTTATTTTATCAAGGTTTGGCGATAGATTAGATATTTATGCATATCAGTTCTACAACGATGCCAGTCTTTGGTGGTATATAGCACAGGCAAATAATTTAGGAAAAGGAACGTGGTATATTAAACCAGGAACTGTAATTCGAGTACCAGAAAAACCTGGTTCTGAATTTGAATTATCAAATGAGTTACAAACATATAATGAAAAATATAGATGAGAATAACACCGTATTATAATATATACACAAATCAAGTATCCGATGCAGTTGCTGATGAAATTGTAGCTAGAATGGATGCATTGTCTGCATTGAATAGAAACGTATCACCATACGCATCCTCAAAACAATTTTTTGCTGTTAGAGATAAAACAACTGCAAAGCCTGAATTGTTGAGGAAATTTCAAGAATGGAGAGATACCAAAGTTGCATTCGGTGAAGTTAGAGCATTTAGACGTGTTTCTACTTGCTGCAAAGGGAAACTTAAAAAATCATTAGAGCCAGCTCCGTTCCTAGTATCAGTTGCCTATGATGATGAAAATAATATGGTTCCAGGTATGAGCGATAAGACCGGGACTTCATCCCGTCTTTCTTATGGTGACATAAAATACTCCGTATCAAACGGATTAAATAAACCATCATTTTATAACGGACAACCACAGGCATTTTTACAAACAGTTTCTGTTACAAATGAAGGCTATGCGGGCGCAGTACAGAAGGTTAGAATTAGAATGCGTGTTTTCACTCGGGAAGCATTTGAAGTTATAGATAAATGGTTTTTAAGACCTGGTAACGAGATGCTAGTTAAGTTTGGCTGGTCTGTGCCATTGAGTAGTACAGACACGGCATGCGAAGTAATACACGCAGTTATATTCAATTTTAATGCATCATTAACAGATGACATGGGATGGGACATAACTGTTTATGGTATAGCAAAAGGAAATGTTGCAGTTGGTCTTGGTATAAATGCGTCCGCTGATCTTGAAACAATTACACAGCAGCAAGAAGATGCTACGCAGCAACAGTACTTAGTTCCAAGTTTAACAACCGTATTACAAGAGCAGTTAAAAGAAATAAAAACAATTGCCCCATCACTGGAACAAAATGACAACGTAAATGGATTAACACCAGATGATACCGATGGGCAAGGTGGTAGATATGGTATAATATATGAATCTAGTATTTTTCCACATGGAATTGGAAGAGTAAAGTTTTTAGTTGAAAACGCAGAAGTACAACCTGATACAGTAGAACAACAAACCAATACTGGGACACCGGGAGATCCTGATTCTATTCAACCTGCATCAGATGAAGAATATGAAAAATATATTAGTGATTTAATAGCGCGAGAAAAATCAGAGTTAGATGATGATTGGGTTGATACAGAAGTGGATCCAGATGAAACATATGGAACTGGGTTGGATGCATTAAAAGGTAAGAATGATAGAGCTGCTAGATTAGTTAGATATTTTAAAAGTAACTTTGGATTTTTACAACCAACCATAACTGCATATACATTCGGTGGAGATGGATCCGTATTTCCAGATCCCCTTAATGCAAATTATAGAGAACAGTTATACACTTTTTTTACAGAAGAGGATGTAAGCTGGTATAGCTTATTTTCGTCTCAGACACTTGAAGGAAGAGGAAAGGGGTCAAAATTTTTTGTTAATGATAGACCACCAACACCTGGATTAAGAAAAAGAGTTTGGCAGGAAATAGAACCATACATAAAAGAAATTTCATTATATATTATTAACAATGGTCTTAGTGATGAAGAAAAAAAACAATTTCAACAGGATGCGGAAGAAAGAAAAAAATTAGCAGAACAATTCAATGCTAAAATACAGGAATTAACAGGACAAGTAGAAACTATACAAGATTCAGTAAATGATCTTGGTCAACGGATAACTAATCCACAGAGTTCGGCAAGATACTTCATATGTTTAGGTGACCTTGTTTACTTTTTTAATGAAAAAGTTTTTAAGCAAGCGCCTGAATTATATGAATCTGTTCAAATTTTAGTTGAAAATCAAATAACAACATATGATCCAAACGTAGTATCATCAAACCCAATGGAAGTAATTTTTTCTAACGCATTAAGTTATGCGGGTGGAATGAGCCGCTATGGTGAGGTTGAGTATGGATTTTTAAGAAAACGTATAGGGTTCGGAACACCATCAGGCGCTCCAAGGTCTACTGGTGGTAGTTCTCAGTCTGGTGTGATTGCATACACAGGCGCTAGTGGCGGTGTTGATCCACATTTACACGTACAATGGGGAGACAAACGTCCTATTACTATAGAAGATGTGGATAAGTATCTACGCGTAGAAAATAAATTACCATCTTCATATAGAGTTTCATCTAAATATGGAAAACGCAAACCACCTAGAAAACCAAACGGAACATATGGAAGTGCATTTCATCGTGGAATTGATGTTGCAACTCCAACAAGACAGGCAATTTCTCTTGTAAACGGTGCAGTTTTTCTAAAAAATCGTGGTTATAGAGGTGGTGCTGGTCTTGTTGCACAAATTGATACAGCAGACGGTATCATGGAATTGTTACATTTAGATGAAATTCCAATAGCAGCCCCAAGTAATAACGAAGAATTTATTGTATCGGGTGGTGATAATTCGTTTGAATTGACAGATGCACCTGGAGTTGACGGTGTAACATATCTATCTGGCATAGATGAATTTACTTCAGAAGAAGATATCGAAGAACATACCGAGGATTGGGGAATATTACTTGATAATGGTACACTTATAGCAGCATTTAATATAGCTCATATTTGGATATCAGTTGATACTGTAAACGAAATATATGTTGGATTATTAAAAGATAAAGCAGTAGATCCACAGTATAAAACAATATTGATGTTTTTTGAACATATCTTTGGAAAAATTGCTGATGCGTCTGGTGGTATTATGCAACTTTCTTTTGTGCCGGATTTAAATGAATTATATACATCTGCAAAAGAAAAAGATCCTATCAATGTAAAATCAACATCAGAAGAAAATCCATTATTAAAACAAACTCACATGTTACGGATTGTAGATGTTAATCATCAACTTCCTTTTAATTTAGGACCCAAAACACTTTCGTTTAAGGTTAATGATGTAAATACTACACTCCTGAGAGACTTAGACGTGACAATGAAGTTGCCATCAAAAATGCAAACAGTTGCATATACATTCGGACGTCAAGGTTTAAACGATGATATCGTAGATATTAGCGAAGAGTCTGGTATATGTCAAGTTGATAATTCAAAATTAATAGAAACTAGACAAAAAACATATGATACATTGCAACATTGGAAGTCAGAAGTTGGAAAATCTATGTCAAGGGAAAACTTAGAAAATCTGCAAAATGCATTAATAGAATATGCAAAAAATCCGGTACCAATTGCAACTAGTCCGAACGATACATCAAATATACAGGTGGCACATCAAGGATGGATTTTTTCAAGATTATACCCAATTGAGCTACAATTAAAATTGGATGGTATATCAGGGTTCTTATATGGAAATAAGATAGATGTTTTAAACGCGTTACCGTCTAGATATAGTGATACTGTGTATTTTACTATAACTAAAATAGAGCATGAAGTGGCAGACAATGATTGGGTGACAACTATAACTGGTATTGCTAGATTAAAATTCTCTCATACTCAATTGCAGTTCCCAAACATAATTGAAAATAAAGAGGAGTGTGGAGGACCAGAAGCAGTAGTTGAAACCGGTGCATATAAGGTATTAGAATGGAATATGCAAGAATCGCAAACACAAAATACCAATAACACTGGTGGTGGTACGGGTGGTGGTGGGATAATTGCTCCAGGAAATATACAAAGTACTGATTTCTAATTAAATTATTATAAAACAATGGCAAAACGATTAAAATTATATTATCCAAAAAGCTCGATAGTAGAAAATTTGTATACACCGGGTGGAAAGTATATGCTTGAAAATGGAACTGCTTATTCTGGGCAGTACCACAAGTACGATACAGGAGAAGTCTACACTGGGGCAATTTGGGATCCCAACACATCTCAAAAGCTATTACCATTATCAAATAGTGCAATACCAAAAATACAAAGAGCGTCACAGCCTCAATTTAACCACTTCGTAAATTCAGATTTAAATGTTAGGAAGTATTCTAATCCAAAATCAGAAATAAGCATACCGATTGAATCTGATTTTGATAGAGGATATTATTATAGATATTTTTGTGAAAAACGAAATGAACCATCACATATCTATGAGATTTCAAATAATTCTTACATATCATATGGAAAGCCAAGTGGTATAAACGAATTTCTTTATAAAAGAGGACGTGTAAGATGGACGTTGGTTGGTGATGAATTTGATATATATGAAAATAATAGAATCATACGTTATGGTGTATTAAATCAAAATTATAGAGAAGTATTTGCTTTAAGCAAATCTTTTCCTTATATTCATAGTGTATTTGGAGATTATAGACAGTTTACCGAGTACAGTAGAATGAACTTAAATAATCCCGTAAAGCAAAGAAATATAAACATAACGGTAGAAAATGGATCACATAGTTAATAATGACAAAATGCAACTTGCAAAAATAAAAAATGCAATATGCATTGCTGTACCAAAAACAAATAAACATTATTTATTGGATTCTATTCTTATGATGTATCTATATGATTTAGATACAAAATCGGAACACATTATAAATCTTTCGCACGGAGATTTCTTCCCGTGGGATTTGGCAGAACAACCAGACTTACAGCATATACGGCTATACAGTCCAACAAAAAAAAGTATATTAAAGAACTATATACAGACCGATTACATATTTGATTTGAATTTTTTAATATACCCGTTTAAACATAAAGTATATAATTTTGAAGAGTATATTCCAAAAAAGTTTTATCAGCATAAGAATCGATACACCTCATATGATATTTTTCCATTGGCAGTACTCACTGATATATGCCGTTCAATCGCTATTGAAATGGAACAACTGATGATAGATTGCAATAGCCATGTAGATGACATAAAGGTATTTGATGACTTATACTATAGATCTCTTTATAAATTGGAGAGAAACCCAATAAATTTTGAATCAAATCTAATTTACTCAGATTATAATCCATATACTATAACAAATAGACCAACCAATTCTTCATTTGGAATAAACCTATCAGCATTATCAAAAAAAGATGATACACGTAGTAAACTTCAAACAAAGTTTCCTGATGGTAAACTCGTACAATTTGATTATTCGTCATTCCATGTTCATCTACTAACAAAAATGCTAAATTTTGAATTACCAAATGATTCAGATGTTTATTTGTTTTTAAATGAAAAATACAACTTTTCACAAGCAACATCTAGAAATCAGATTAAGCTGGACTTTTTTAAGTATATATATGGAACGCGTGAATACAATAATCCACTTTCTGATGAAATAAACTCATTTAAAAATAGGCTATATTCATTTTTTGAATCAAACGGATATGTACATTCATTTTTCCTGAATAGGAAGATACTTTTTAATGTCCAAGATTTATTACAGAGTAATAAATTATTTAACTACTATCTACAAAATGCAGAAACTGAGTATAACTTATTAAAACTTTTAAAGATAAATGAGTTATTAAAGCTAAAAAGCACTAATATATTATTGTATACATATGATAGCTTTTTGGTAGATATCCCCCGCAACGAAAGTGCTTTAATAGGTGAAATCCAGTCAATATTAGAACAAGACGGAATACCGGTAAATATTCAAATTGGTGCTAATTATGGCGAGTTGCGTGATATTTATTAATATTATATTAATTGGTAATTAAATGAACATTGAAGAACAAAAAATATTAGAGTTAATATCAAATAACATTCTAAGTGAAGTAAATGTATCGGCAATTGATACGCCAGAAAGTGTGTTTATAATAGAAAAAATATTGTTAAACTGTGGACTTTCCCCTGAATATTCACCGAATATAATTGAGTACATTAAACTTGCATCGAAAAACAACGATGTCATTACAGATACTGACATCCGTGTTTCCAACGAAGTCAATAATTTTATATCTGCATTATTTGAAGATAAGAAGGATAAACTGGATAAAATAGCTGTTAGAAATAAACAATCGGGCGCTATTCAGTTGATATCGAAAAAAACATACACATCAAATTCTCAATTATATACTCCGTTATCTGCTGGTTGGGCAAAAGCAAACGTTATAATGATTCGTAATAAGGTAAGTGGTGAAGAGTATCCTGTTCTATTAAAAAACTATGATCCAAATAAGCACGAAAAACTTGGAACTGCAAGCCCACCAGAAAAAGATACTGATAAAAAAGAGCTTGATTCTAAACCATTTTCAGTACAGAAGAATAAAAAAGAACCAAAAAAGGTAGCACAGGATGAACCAAAAGGCGGAAAAGATACTGTCCGTCCTATGTTAGTAGCTCCGTCTTTACAATCAAAAACGCAAACAGCATTTATAACGCCAAAGTCAAACAAAGAAGATGATGACTCTAAACCAGAATATCCATCAAATGATACAGATGTTATTTCTAGGTTAACACCGAAGACAAAAGATAAGAGACTATTGGATACAAACCCACTGGATTCTAAATCATTTAAACATAAATCTTATGAAGAAGACGATATAGAATACTATGAAAAAATGTCAAAAAATGATTTAGTACCGGATGACTTTGATTTAAAGACTGCGTTTAAAATACCTATTGACCTGCAACAGAATTTAAAATTACCTTCGGCGTACATACCAACCATAGAGCATTTGATAAATACAATAGGCGGGGAGCAAAATCCATTAAATGTATATTCACCAAACATGCCATTAAATTTTAATCCAAATGCAAGCATTTCTTTATTTGAATTATTATTGCTGTTTTCATTAACATTGAATGATGAAGGTTTTGCTAAATTTAAAATACAAATTGAAATGTTTTTAAGTAAATCTCCAAACAGCAACTTGTCACTTGAAATATGGGAATCTGTTCAACGTGAAAGAGAGCTTATACTAAAGTATTTAAATAAAAAGTATGAGAAAAATTACAAGATAGTAGCGGGTTCTTGGAAGCTAGAAGAAAATTTAATAGATCTTGGACTTGATAATTCCGATATAGATACAGAAAGAGTATCTGATTTGTTTTTGCGTGTAGATGCAAATAAAGAAGAACATAAATTAGAAGAATTTGTGGTGACACCAAATAAAGATAATTTACTTGCCATTCTTGATAAAGAAAAATTTTCACAATTTTTGAATGATGATAGTGATCGAACCAAGGATAAAATTAAATTATTTTTAATAAAATTATTCCCATTACAATCAATATTAAAGAATCAATTATCTGTAGTATTTCCCGATGTAATTTATGACTATTTTTCAATGACTGAGTTATTTAAAACAGATTCAATTGAAAATTTGAAGTTAATGCTTACAGGAAAAGATAATAAAATTACATTAACAAGTAAATCAGAAAACAAAAAGATTAATATTCTAAATCTTTTAAACGATGAATCAATAAAAATAAAAATGGATGATTCATTTAAAGAAGCAATCAAAACAAATAATAAAAAAATATATAAAATAAATTGAGGTATTTATGTGAAAAGTCTTTTATTATGTACCTTTGTAAAAGGGTACGCCATAAACAATACATTAGAAAATCTAAAAGATGAGTATTACGATTATTTTGATAACGATAAAATATTTTTGCTTGGAACTTCCGAAAAAAATTCGTATATATTGTCCTACAATTTAGTAAGTGATGTAGAAATTGATTTCTATAGAAATACTGTGCTTGTTCACAGGAAAAAAGAAACAAATACGTTATATACTATAAACGCAATAAATGATTTAATAAAGGAAATAAATAATGGAGTTCTAGACAAAAATTATAAAATAGAATGGGAACTTTACAGAAATTCTATTTTGTTGTCAAACAACGGTGTTTTAACAATATTACCAACCACCGTAAAAAAAATATATAGAATATAGTTGCATTTGATCTAAAAAATAGTTATATTTGATCATACATTAATTTTATCAAAGGAGTTTTATTATGGCAATCAATGTTGATGCTATCAAGAATCGATTGAAGTCACTTCAATCAAATGAGTCATCTGTAAAGAAGACAGATGATGTATGGAAACCTGCGCCCGGTGCACACACAGTACGTATTGTACCGTATATGCACAATCGTGAGAATCCGTTTATTGAAATGTATTTCCATTATAACGTTGGAAAGAAAACATATCTTTCACCTGTAACATTTGGAAAGCCAGATCCTATTGTTGAATTCGCAGAAAAGCTTAAGCAAACTGGGTCTAAAGAAGATTGGATTATGGGCCGTAAGCTTGAACCAAAGATGCGAGTGCATGTTCCTGTTATAGTACGAGGACAAGAAAACGAAGGCGTTAAATTCTGGGGATTTGGAACAACTGTATATCAAGAGCTTTTGGCGTACATCGCAGATCCAGATTATGGTGATATTACTGATATGCAAAACGGGCGTGATATTACAGTAGAAGTAAAAACACCAGAGGAAACTGGCAAGAATTTCCAAACAACTACAATTCGTATTAAGCCAAAGGAAACACCAGTTACTACCGATAAGGCCGTTGTTGATCTTATCAAGAACCAAAAGCAAATCACTGAGATTTTCAAGGAACAAACATATGAAGATCTTAAGTTGGCACTACATGCATGGCTAAATCCAGAAAGCGAAACTGAAACTGGAGAGGCCGAAGTAAATTACACCACAGATAAATCAACAGCAACAAAGTCAATTGCGTCTGATGTAAGTTCAGCATTTGATGATTTATTTAAGGATTAATCATGGCAAAATCTAAAGCTGAAATTACCGATGATTTGGGATCAATGCTTGCAGATACACTAAACAAGAAATTTAAATCACAAAGCAATAAGATTGCCTATTTCTTGGAAGGTGATGACGATGCACCGGTACACGTGAAAGAATTTGTTTCAACTGGTTCATCTATATTAGATGTTGCAATTTCAAATAGAAAGCACGGTGGTATTCCGGTTGGTAAGATAACAGAACTAACTGGATTGGAAGGAAGCGGCAAGTCTTTGCTTGCCGCTCATATCCTAGCCAACACTCAGAAAAAAGGAGGCATGGCTATCTTCATTGATACTGAAAATGCGGTTCCTCCTGATTTCTTTACCGCAGTAGGTATTGATTTGAAGAAGATGCTTTATGTACCAATGGATACCGTTGAAGATATTTTTGATACGATTGAATCAATTGTGGAGAAAGTAAGATCTTCTGATAAGAATAAGTTAGTTACTATTGTTGTTGACTCGGTTGCGGGTGCATCAACAAAACAAGAAATGGAAGCAGATTTTGATAAAGATGGATATGCAACTGCAAAGGCCATAATTATATCAAAGGCAATGCGAAAAATAACTAACTATATTGGACGTGAGCGAATTTGCCTTGTATTTACAAACCAGCTTAGAACAAAGATGGGTGTTAGTTTTGGTGATCCATGGACAACTTCTGGTGGAAAAGCAATAGGATTCCATTCTAGTGTTAGAATTAGATTGAAGAACACTGGGAATATTACAGCAAAACTAAACGGAAAAGATCAGATCGTTGGAGCCCAGACAAAGGTACATATATTTAAAAACAGATTGGGCCCGCCACAGCGAGTATGCGATTATGAGGTATTCTTTGCATCTGGTATTGATGATTACAGTAGCTGGTTAGGTGTTATGAAAGACTATGGTCTTGTAACACAAAGTGGTGCATGGTATGCATATATTAATAAATCAACCGGAGAGGAAATAAAATTCCAATCTAAACAGTTTAAGGCCATGCTGCTTGAAGACCAAGATTTACATGATGCAATATATGATGAAATTTGTGAAAAGTTGATTATGAAATACCAATCTGCATCTTTATTAGAATTAGATGATGTTGGTATTGAAGTAGAAGACAATTCAGCAGATTATATAGACGCAGAGGCGTAATGAATAAAAAATACGCAGCCTTATTTAATCAGGTTGTTCAAGAACACGAAACACAAAGCACAATACATAAAAATTCAAAAGTGCTTTTGGTTGATGGATTAAATGTATTTCTCAGGGCGTTCAGTGCAAACCCAGCACTGAACGCCAATGGGGAACCAGTTGGTGGATATTACGGATTTCTCCTTTCATTAAGAAACTCAATAAAACTTCATAACCCGTCTAGGGTTATTATTGTTTTTGATGGAAAGGGCGGATCACAAAAACGTAAAAAACTGTATGCTGGTTACAAACAAGGCAAGGCAATAAAAAAGAAATTAAACCGTGCTATTGAGCTTACTGATAATGAAGAGCAACATTCTCTTCGATTGCAGTTTATAAAGTTATTAGAATATTTAGATAATTTACCAGTTACAGTATTGTCATATGATAATGTTGAAGCAGATGATGTAATTGCATACATAGCAAAAAATCTATGCAACTATAAAGTTATAATATATTCAAATGACCGAGATTATTTTCAATTAATAGATGATAACATCTCTGTATATTTCCCTGCAAAAACAAAAACCTATACTAAAGAAAGTATTATAGAAGACTATAACATATTACCGGAAAACTTTATTTATTATAAAGTTTTAATGGGAGATGTATCGGATAATATTAAAGGTTATAAAGGAATCGGTAAAGGAAAGTTCAATGCGCATTTTACTTTTCTAAATACAGCAATTTTTACACTTGATCAATTTATTGATTTTTGTTCTGTGTCAGATAACAAATATCACAAAAAGATTTCAGAAGATGTTGACTTATTGAAAAGAAATTACTATATTATGCAATTATTGGACGTTGATATCAGTGGGGACACAAAATCAAAAATTCGAGAGATTTTCAATGCACCAATAAACGAATTTAATCGTTATCAATTAAAGAAGATGATGGCAGAGGATTTATTAAACGGTCTTATAATTAACTTTGAAACTTGGATTTCAAACACATTCGATAAATTAAACGTGCTAAGGAATAAAAATGACTGATACATTTGATCAATATGGATATACATTCCAGGTGAAATTGATTTCAACGCTCTTTAAAGATAGAGCGTTTTTACATCAAGTATACGATATATTGAGTCCAAAATACTTTGATTCTGACGCCAATGCATGGATCATTGAAACTGTAATGAATTATTGGAATGAGTATAGAAATTCACCAACGCTTGAAGTTTTAAAAGTTGAAACTGAAAAGATAGCTGTACCTGCTTTAAAGGCAGACGTAATCGAGCGTCTTAAAGATGCTGTTAAGCATTTTGAATCAACTGACTTGGAATATGTAAAAGCACAGGCTCTTGATTTTTGTAAAAACCAAGTTATGAAAAATGCCATATTGGAATCGGTTGACTTATTGAAAGCCGGGCAGTTTGATAATATTAAGGCAAAAATTGATTATGCATTAAAGGCTGGTACTGATAAAAACATCGGCCACATTTATTCATCAGATCTAGAAGAACGCTACAGTCAATATGCTAGAAATGTTATTTCAACTGGATGGCCTGTAATTGATTCTCTAATTAATGGTGGTCTTGGAAAGGGAGAACTTGGAACTGTTGTTGCACCGGCTGGTATTGGTAAAAGTTGGGTTTTGGTGTGTCTTGCAGCAAACGCATTGAAGCAAGGTAAAAACGTTATTTACTATACAATGGAATTGAATCCGTTTTATGTTGGAATGCGTTTTGATGCCCACTTTACTAATACACCGTTTCAAGATCTATCAAAGGAGGCAGTAAAGACAAAGTTCCCAGAAATACAAGATTCTGCTAGAGGCAATCTCGTTATTAAGTTTTTCCCAGCAAATACACCGTCTGTTACAACACTTTCTGCGCACATTGAAAAATGTATTATGCAAAACTTTAAACCAGATTTGATTGTAGTTGACTATGCTGATTTGTTGAGGTCAACATCAAACAAAGATGGTGAGCAGCAAGCACATGAGATATACCTAGAACTTAGAGGTCTTGCACATGAATACGAGATTCCTATTTGGACAGCCTCACAGACAAACCGTGGTGGATTGAAGGAAGATGTTATTGAAGGTGATTCGGTTGCCGCTTCATATAGAAAAATTGCACATAGTGATTTTATTATATCGCTTAGTAGAAAACTGGAAGATAAATTGACCGGAACTGGACGAATTCATGTTATTAAAAATAGATTTGGTGCAGATGGTATCACTTTCCCAAGTAAGGTTGATACATCAACGGGTAGAATTGATCTGTTTGACCCAAGCTCACCAGACGGGCAGATTATAAATACCTCACAAAAGAACCCAGAAGAAGTAATGAGAAACACGTTATCTAAAAAACTTCTTGAATTGGATTCAAAATAATTAAAAAAATCGTCTATTTTTGTGTTTAAATTCGATACTTATTGAGTACGAAGGGTACTTTTATTGAAAAAAAATGATTTTTAGGAGAAAAAAATGGAATTAAGTAATAAAATTTTATCGGATATTACGGTTTATATGAAATATGCTAGATATATGCCCGATAAAAATAGAAGAGAGACTTGGGAAGAGTTGGTTACGAGAAATAAAGAAATGCACCAAAGAAAGTATCCAGCACTAAAAAAAGAAATAGAAAAAGTTTATAAGTTGGTTTATGATAAAAAAGTATTACCTTCAATGCGTTCATTGCAGTTTGGTGGGAAACCAATTGAAATAAGCCCAAACAGAATTTATAATTGCGCATATCTCCCTATAGATGATTGGAGAGCATTTGGTGAAGTTATGTTTTTGTTGCTAGGCGGAACCGGTGTTGGGTATTCGGTACAAAAACACCATGTTGAAAAACTCCCACCTATACATAAACCAAAGTCAGATAGAGAAAGAAGATTTTTGGTATCCGATAGTATCGAAGGATGGGCAGATTCAGTTAAAGCATTACTAAAATCCTATTTTATAGGAGGATCTTCACTCCGCTTTGACTATTCGGATATACGTCCAAAAGGCGCACGTTTAATTACAAGTGGTGGCAAAGCACCCGGTGCAGAGCCGTTAAAGATTTGTATTGAAAAAATACGATCAATATTAGACTTGAAAAAAGATGGCGATCAACTAACACCACTAGAAGTTCATGATATTGTTTGTCATATTGCAGATGCAGTTCTTGCGGGTGGAATTCGTAGAGCGGCGCTCATCTCATTATTTTCTGCAGATGATGATGAAATGATTTCATGTAAATTTGGTGCATGGTGGGAGTTGAATCCACAACGAGGAAGAGCAAACAATTCTGCTGTATTGCTTCGCAGTAAAGTAACAGAAGAATTTTTTAAGGGATTGTGGAAAAAGATAGAGCTATCAAACGCGGGTGAACCGGGTATTTATTTTTCAAATGATAAGGATTGGGGAACAAACCCATGTTGCGAAATTGCACTAAGACCATTCCAATTCTGCAATCTGTGCGAAGTAAACGTATCAGATGTTGAATCTCAGGAAGATTTGGAAGAACGAGTAAAGGCTGCAACTTTTATTGGTACATTGCAAGCTGGTTATACTGATTTTCATTATCTTCGTCCTATTTGGCAACGTACATCTGAAAAGGATGCATTGCTTGGCGTAGGAATGACGGGTATTGGCTCAGGTAAGGTTTCTAAGCTAGATGTTAAAGCAGCTGCAAAAGCAGCAAAAGAAGAAAATGAACGTGTAGCAGCCCTCATTGGAATCAATAAATCGGCAAGAATATCAACAATTAAACCAGCCGGTACATCGTCATTAACACTTGGATGTTCATCTGGAATTCATGCATGGCATAATGATTTTTATTTACGTAGAGTACGTGTAGGCAAGAATGAAGCAATTTACACATACCTGCATGAAACCCACCCTGAATTGGTTGAAGATGAGTATTTTAGACCACATGATACTGCTGTTATTGGAGTTCCACAAAAAGCACCAGTTGGTTCTATCTTAAGAACTGAATCTCCTATACAATTGCTGGAGCGTGTTAAGTGGTTCAACCAAAATTGGATTAAACCAGGTCACCGCAGTGGAATGAATACTCATAATATTTCTGCAACAGTATCAATCCGAGAGCATGAATGGGATGCAGTTGGTACGTGGATGTGGGAAAACAAAGAACATTTTAATGGCCTATCTGTACTTCCATTTGATGGTGGTAGTTATAAACAAGCACCATTTGAGGATATCTCAGAAGAAAAATATGAACAGCTTATGCATGCCCTTCATGACGTTGATCTTTCACGGGTAATTGAATTGGATGATAATACAGATCTATCGGGTGAAATTGCATGTGCAGGTGGGGCATGCGAGATAAAATAACAGATAAAGATTATTATATTAATGAACACGGAAAGGTGGTATTCACAAAAGAGTACCACCTTAACCGTGGTTATTGCTGTGGAAGTGGGTGTAAGCACTGTCCATATGAACCGAAATACATAAAAGGTAATAAAAAGTATGATAAGATTGATTGATGAAGTTGATCCAAAACGGGTTAACGCTAAACACATGGTTGGAAAGCAAATATTAATTAGAGATAAAGATGAAATTTTTATGTCAAAGGTTGTTAATATTGCAAACATTCCGTATGTTTATAGATGGGGTGTTGGTTATAAACTAGATTCGTTTGATGGTTGGTCACCACTTCCAATACAAGAAATAGATATGGAGCGCGATTTACGTCATCTAAATCATTTCTTTAGCGAGGATTAAATCTTATTTAAGTTTCAATGGGTGGGCTCCGTTGTGTAAAATGATAGGCCCTTATAAAATATTTAAAGGTGTTACATGTATCAAAACGTTTTTTATGATAAAGAAAATAGGATGGCACACATATGGGATGATGAAAAAGGTCATATACAATTCCCATTCGCATCATATGCATATAAACCATCAAAGAAGGGGAAGTATAAATCTATTTTTGGTGACAAACTAGATAAGGTACACAGATTCGATAGAGATGATATTACGCTGTTTGAATCTGATGTGGCGGAAACAACCCGCATTCTGGTTGACAACTACACACACTCAGACGCAATTTCAACTGGCCATGTCATAATGTTTTTTGATATTGAGGTTGAGATGGAAACTGGTACACCCGATATAGAAAATCCTACAAATGAGATAACATCTATTGCTTTATATTTTTCAAACGAAAAAAAATACAAAGCATTGGTGGTTGATTCATCTAGTAATCTCGATACTATTAAAGTTGAACATTCAAATACTGAATTAATCTCATGCGCATCTGAGAAGGATCTTTTATTAAGGTTTCTTGACATATACGAGTCAAATCGCCCAACAATCGTTACTGGGTGGAACTGCGATTATTTTGACATCCCTTACATGTACAACAGGATGAAGAAGGTCATAGGCAAGCAGAGTGCGCTTAGACTGTCACCAATACAAGATGAATTTTATTCTCCATATAGAAACCGATACTTTTTTGCAGGTGTATCCGTCCTAGATTATCTGTCTTTATATAAGAAGTTTACATATGTTCAATTACCCTCATACTCACTTGATTCGGTATCAAAAAAAGAACTAAATCGTGGTAAGATTGAATACGAAGGAAACTTGGATGAACTCAAGAAAAACGATTTAAAAAAGTTTATTGAGTATAACGTAGTTGACGTTGAGCTTGTTGTTGAACTAAATGAAAAACTACAATTGATAGATTTGGTTCAAGGTATTTGTCATGTTGGTCATGTTCCGTATGAAGATTTTGTGTATTCATCAAAATATCTTGAAGGCGCTGTTTTGACATTCTTAAGAAGAAAGAACTTAGTAGCCCCAAGTAAACCAGCGGATAGAAGAGAACGGATGGCTGCTGTTCGTGAATCTGGAGAAGAGAAGTTCATTGGAGCATATGTAAAAGATCCAATTGTTGGAAAATATGAATGGATATATGACTTGGACTTGACATCACTATATCCATCTATTATTATGTCTCTGAACATTTCACCTGAAACTAAAATCGGTAAGATAGATAATTGGGATGCAGAGCAATATGTACGCGGTGTAGAAAAGGAATATTCAATTGCTGGTAATTTGGTATCAAAGGAAAAACTTCAAAAGTTTTTAGATACCTATAAATATTCTGTAGCATCGAACGGCGTGTTATACAAAACAGATGTCAAAGGAATTATACCATCTATATTGGACGATTGGTTTGATAAGCGAGTAGAGTATAAAGATCTGATGAAAAAGTATGGTAAAGAAGGAAACAACGAGCAGTACGTCTTCTACAAACAACGTCAGTTAGTTCAAAAAATCCTTCTAAACTCTCTTTATGGAGTACTTGGATTACCGGCATTCCGGTTCTATGATATTGATAATGCAGAAGCTGTAACGCTTACTGGGCAGACTGTGATTAAAAAGACAGCAGACGTAATAAATAAGAAGTATAATAAAGAACTACTTACTGATAATATAGATTATAATATCTATATCGATACCGATAGCTGTTTCTTTAGTGCCCTTCCGCTTGTAAAACACAGATTCCCTAGTATAGATATTTCAGACGATAAAATAATGACTGAAAAAATCTATGAGATAGCAAATGAAAGTCAAGAGTTTGTAAATGAATTTTACAATGTTTTTTCAAAAAGATTTTTTAATATAGACTCTCACAGGTTTGAAATAAAACAAGAAATGATTGCCAAAGCTGGTATCTGGATTGCTAAAAAACGCTATGCCCAATGGATTATAGCAGATAACGGTGTCATGGTTGATAAGCTCGATGTAAAAGGACTTGACGTTGTTAGGTCATCATTCCCTAAAGCATTTCAAGGATTTATGTCAAACCTATTAATTTCTATATTGAAAGGTGCTTCTAAAGATACCGTTGATAATCTAATTTTAGAGATGAAAAATAATGTTCACAAATCATCTATTGTAGACATTGCAAAAAATTCATCTGTTAATAACCTTGTTAAGTATAAAAATAAAATTGATATTGACCGGATAAATGTATTTGCAAAGGGAACTCCCGCTCACGTAAAAGCGGCAATAGCATATAATAGATTACTGGAGCACTATAAGTGTCCATATAAATTTATACCGTTTAGAGATGGGGACAAAATGAAATGGATATACTTAAAAGAAAACCCATTGTATATAGATGTACTTGGATTTAGAGGAGATAGCGATCCAACAGAAATAAAAGAATTTATATCTAAATACGCAGATCCAGATTACATGTTTACATCCGAGCTTAATAATAAATTGGAAGATTTTTACAATGCACTGAAATGGAAACTGCCAACAAATAATTCTAAATTAGTAAGTAATTTTTTTGAAATGTAAGGTTATTAAAATGGAAAAAAGTAAGTTATTGAATTTTATAGCAAAATATTCATTAGGTGGTTCCGTTGAAACTGTTGAATGGAAAATAGATCCAAATAAAATTTCAACAAGATTTATGACCGATCAGCAGGACGTGATTGGCGAAATATCGGTTGATGTCACTAATAGTAATGATGAATCAATCTCAATCGGTATATCAAATACATCATTGTTGGTAAAAATGTTATCGGTTCTAGAAGACGAGATTGAATTGTTATTTACCACGTTGAATGGTAATAATTCACCAAATTCTATTGTATTGAATGATAATACAACAACTGTAAACTATATGGCAGCTGACAGTAGCATCATACAGAAAGTACCCAATCCGAAAAAAATGCCTGATTTTAATTATGAATTTGAATTTAACAGAGAAAACTTTTCTGATAAATTTGTAAAAGCAAAGGCTGCATTTTCTGATATAGATATCTTTACTATAATTCCATCAAAAAATGGTGTCTCTGTTAAATTAGGAAGTAACGAAAATAAATTAACGTTAAAACTTCCGTCAATATCTGGTACTGCATCGCGTGAAATATCATTTGACGCAAAGCTTCTAAAAGAAATATTAGTTGCAAATAAAGATGCATCTGGTGGTAAGTTTTCTGTTATAGAAGATGGCATCGGTAAAGTTGAACTTTTTACTGAAGGATATTCTATAACGTATTATTTAATTGAAAAAATTCAACCGAGCTAAATAATAGTTGCAAATTTATTAAAAATTTTATATATTGAATGACTGTAATACATGAAATACAACAGGTTTTATGGGTAACCACACCACATGGGGATGGCCTTGCTATTTTTATAATTGATTATGGTATGCATGAAAATACCATTTGGGTAGTTGCCGCTGAATCAGATGGGAGCATACGTCATTATAATAGTAATCAAATTAATTTCCATAGAAACCACACGATAGATTTTAATATTAACGATAAAATATAGGAGATGTAATATGACAGTTATAAAGCATTATACTGCAGAATGGTGCAGCCCTTGCAGAGCATTAAAACCAATTATGAATGAACTCGTGAGCAAAAATTCTCACGTACAGTATCAAATAATTGATGTAGATGTAAATAGAGACATGGCAAATGCAGCTGGAATTAGATCCGTGCCAGTTGTTGTAATTGAAAAGAATGGTATGGAAACTTCTAGATTTGTAGGAGTTCAATCTGCAACAATTTATGAAAACGCTATTAAATAAGGAGAATATATGAATGGAAGAAACTGGTGGTCAACAACTCCACCTTCGCATTTTGCATACACTGAAGAAGGGCATATGATACCGAATACTATAAATGTAAAATTTAAAAGGCTTTATGATGATACCGTAATCCCTTCATATGCAAAAGCGGGTGATGCTGGACTAGATTTAACTGCGTGTCATATGACATATGATGGTACTTTTATTGAATACGGCACTGGTATTGCAGTTGAAATACCACGTGGATATGTTGGGCTTGTGTTCCCACGTTCTTCTGTTTCAAAGAAGGAAGATTTTTATCTCAAGAATTCAGTTGGTGTAATTGATTCTGGATATCGTGGAGAAATAAAATTACGATTTAATAAGTCAGATACCTGCTATGAAGTTGGGGAAAAAATCGGACAGCTTATTATAATGCCATACCCAACGGTACAAATTGTAGAAGTTGATGAACTTTCAGATAGCGAACGTGGGGTGGGTGGCTTTGGTTCTACAGGAAAATAATATGAAAGAGATTTTAACTGATAAACAACGATACGATATAATTAATAGTTGGTCAAATTACGGTCCAACTACTTACTATAATTTGGTTAGACAAACCGAAATGTTTATTATAGAAAAGCAAGAAAATAATACTAAATCTCATTGGTATACTAGAATTTTAAATGTTTTTAATAAAAAAAGGATTAGTATATGAGTAGAAGTTTTAAAAAGAATCCAATACATGGTAACACCCTTGCAGAATCGGAAAAGAAAGATAAACGATACGCGAATAGAAAGTTCAGAAAAATAATTAAAAATAAAATACATGCATCACATTATGATGCTGATACACTAGAAGATACTATTTTTCCGTCTAAACAACATGATGCGTCTGATAATTGGCTCTTTTCTAAAGATGGTAAACATTATTGGAATCCAAAACGATTATCTAAAGAGTTAGTAGAATATTTTAAAAAGATCATGAGAAAGTAATCTATGCCTGAGAATACATTGTGGGTTGAAAAATATAGACCTAAAACACTTGATACATATATTTCATCTGAGCAGTTAAAAACTGCGTTTTCCTATTATTTAAAAACTAATGATATACCACACTTATTACTACATGGTGGTGCCGGTGGCGGTAAAACTACATTAGCTAAAATTATAGCAAATACAATTGCAGATGGTAATTATTTGTATATCAATGCAAGTGATGAAAATTCTGTTGATACTGTTCGTGATAAAATTAAACTGTTCGCATCTACGGTTGGGTTCGGTGGATTGAAAATTGTTATATTAGATGAAGCAGATTTTACAACACCAAACTTTCAGGCAGCTCTTCGAAATGTAATGGAAACGTATAGTAAGAATACAAGATTTATACTGACATGTAATTACGTAGAAAAGATTATAGAGCCATTGCATTCTAGATGCCAAAAATTTAACATATTACCTCCATCAAAAAAAGATGTTGCAATTTTGGCTGCAAACATTCTGGATAGCGAAAATGTTAAATTTGATAATAAAACATTAGCATCGGTTATAAACATAAATTTTCCTGATATACGTAAGACAATAAATACGTTACAGAAACTTAGTATTACTGGCACGTTAGAGATCCCTGAAGAAATACAAACAGATCAGGCGCTAAATACTAAGGTAATAGAACTTTTAAAAAAATCTAGCGTAAAACAGCTTGAACGATTTGCTGAAATACGAAAGCTAATTGCCGATGGATTAGTCAGGGATTTCAATCCCATATACAGATCAATCTACGATGGTATAGATAGCTTCCCAGAGAAAACTAGATTTGTAATATTAGCAACAATTGCAGATGCACAATATAAAGATGCATTTGTAGTAGACCATGAAATAAACGCAATGAATGCATTTTTTACAATTATTGATGAATTAGGATAATATATGGCAAATACATTTGATTTAACAGGTGGAATAAATCAACCACCAAAGGCAAACGTAAAATTAGATTTATCTCAAACCACAGATTTAGAATGTAGCAACTGCGGTAGCAAATTTTTTCACATGGCATACATGTTTAAAAAGGTGTCTGCCCTAATCTCTCCTACCGGAAAAGAATCATTGATCCCAGTAGAAACTTTTGCGTGTCTAGAATGTGGTAACATAAACAAAGAGTTTTTACCGAGAACAATGAACAATAACGATCTTACGATGGAATAATGGCAAAGAGTATATTTGATCATTTAAATGGAATAGGTAAAAATAAAACAAATTGGAATGACTTATCTGAATCAGATAAGAAGTCATGGGATGATTATATGATAACACGTTGGTTATCCATGAACCCAGAATACATAGGTCTTGTAAATGATTTACAGATTTTAAGAGCAGGTCCTATAACATCTAAAGATTATTATAATTTGTTACTTTATTCCTTGCCTAAGAAAAACAGTTATGTAAAGTACATAAAAAAATCTAGGGCATATGAAGAAAATAAAGAATTGTTAAATTTTTTATCATCATGTTATAAGATAAGTAAACGTGAATGTTTGGATATGATAGATTTATTCCGTACATTAAAACTACAAAGTGAGTTTGATATGTTATTACAAACTTATGGTATACAAGAAGATAAGAAGATTGAATTAAGAAAGGAATTATTTAATGATTAAAAATAATGAACATTGGCCATCTGAGTGGGAGTTTACAGATCGGCATGTAGTTGAAAATATAGAGAACGAATACCCAGAGATGATGAAAGAATACAGAAGAATCATGTGGCATCAATATGAAGTATTTTGTAAGAAGCAAAGCAACTATGGACCCGGCAATATTTCACTAGGAACAGATCTAACAAAGCCGGATGACAAAAAAATGAGTCTGATTGGGCTTTGGTTCAGAATGAATGATAAAATACAAAGATTAAAAAATTTAGTAGTTTTGGGTAAAAGCGATACAGTTGGCGAATCCGAAATTGATACTTTTCAAGATTTATCTGTGTACGGCATAATAGCACAACTTGTAGCAAATAGCAAATGGGCTAAATAA